GTCGCCTGCTTGCTAAAAAAACGACCACCTTTAGCGCTATTACAGCTCTTACACATAGATTGCAAGTTATCAGGTGCCCACATATCCCCACCCTTAACTCTAGGTATGATGTGATCTACTGTGTGTGCTGGTTTATTGCAGATAGCGCACTGCCATCCATCTCTGTCAAGTATGGTGATGCGTAGCTTCTTCCACTTGCCACTACCAATAGCACGTTCACTCATTAATGCCAGCCCTTACGCTTGAAGTGATCTAATGCATTACACATAGACCCATATCTATTGTAATTATATTTAATACCCCACTCTACTTGCTTATACCCATCAACAGTAGCCAAGTACTTAGACCTACCTTGTGGTATGCCATAGTGTGAGCCATTACGTGCTTTAGGATTCCACCTACTCTCACGATGATATAACTCATCTAAACAATAGAACTCAGTAAATGAATGATTAAGCTGTATAAATGCATATTGCTTGTAATGTGTTGGTTTATTAACAGCAACGGAATTAGTCTTTACAAAGCAAAGATTAACTATGAATAGAGCGATCCCAACTAGCCAGCACCTTGCGAGCTTTCCCTGTCGGGCTCGCCTTGTGGCTTTGTGAGCCACTGCTAAACTAGAGCCTAGCATGCCATGTCAAATTCATTATTAAAACCGCAGGTCACACAGCGTGTCGTCATATAGAAGTCCATCCTATGTAATCAGCATCTGGATTAGCTGCCAACCATTCTTGGCGCAATTTGTTTTGTATAGCCCAATCCTCAGCTGTGGCCTCAGGCATTCTTACCCCAACCGCCACCTTTGAATATCAGCCCAGGAGCTGAGTAAATCCTGCTCATTGATAAATCACATTTAGGACAAGTCATTGGGCCAATATCATCATCATAAGATTTATGTACTGATCCATAAGTGCCGCATTCATTACAGCTGTATTCATACGTTGGCATTACTTCGCTCCAATCAGTTGGCAAGTGTGGCAGACCACGGTTTCAAACTTCCAACTACCACACTTATCACATCTGCATATATCCGAGTCTGGTATATGCAAAGCCTCTACTACATTTTTAACACCAACGCAACCACAGTCCATACACTGATAAGCCTTAAATCCCTCTGGCATATCCAACTTATCTAGCCATAGAAACTCGGTATCACGCTTACAGCCGTTACATCGAAATTGTGGGTGCATTATGATAAACTCTTTATTGCCTACAGTGACACTGAGTGCAAACCAAGAAATTACCAGAATGTATTAGCCTGTCATCATTACAAGCTACACATAGGTCAATCGATGGCGTGAGGGTTCGCTTATCATCTTCTAAACGTAGAGTGAACCCATCACGTATAATTTCAACATATCCCATTTACTCACCCCCCTCGCTATCACTAGGGAAGAACCAAGATCCAGCAGCTGTAAGTTTTGCCCATCTAGCTTCACACTGGTCAGGCTTTGCAGCACTGCATACATAGCCGTAATAACTTTTGCCAGTTTTTGCTATACCTTCTTTAAGTATCATCTCGCCGTGTTTACATTCTTGTGCTTTAGGATTAACTGGTATTGCTTCTATTGCATCACCAACACTCCATACAGTTGGTTTGTCTTCTGCAAAACTAGCACGCAACACATTCTCTACAGCTCTCGCCCTAGATCCTGGTGGTGAGTAACTTGCAACTTTTGTCATTTCCTCTCGGCTAGCCCTTTTGCCCTTAGCTGCATAACCTGCATTTGCAAGCGCTCTGCCGATCGCTGAAGTCTCAGCATTCTCCAATGCAGAAGTTGAATTGACACCCCGATCAGACACGCTCTCGCTAGCAAGCCCAGTCGCCCACGGCTGTGCATCGGCTTCTGTCTTAAATAATTGAGCACTAATAATGTATCTAGTGTCTGTGGCCTGCTCAATCTTTGTTGATAATCTTCCATCTGGATATTCCTTCCAAAATTTTTCTAGTCGGCTCTCGACTGTTTCATAATCTGCTAAATTAAATGCCATTAGTCATTCCCCCAGGTAAAATTGATGTCGGCTTCTGCATCAAGGACTGTCTGGTATATCGAAATGTAAGCAAGCGCGTCGATGATCGAGTCACTGTGGCCTGGAGACTCAGTAAGCCTAGAAACCTTGACGAGCGCCATACATAATGCGACTTGACTAGGCGTAATTGGATGGTCGAGGTATGCCGACCATAGTTCACTGATCCTTTTATGGTTTGTGTAAGGGTGACCATAGACCGATCCCCTTGTATGCACCAGGTCGACAACATCTGCCAGCAGCTTCTCAGTTTTTGTCATAGTCAAATAGCTCATCGGTTTTGATCTTGTTTTGGATCATACGTCGGTGCATATCCCAGCCATCTTTACGGCCTCGCCAGTAATGAGTCTGCTTTAGATCATCAATGCGTGTTACCAATAATAACCACGCCATACTCAGCCCTATAAATAAATATATTGCTAGTTCTAGTGTCATTTTGTAGCCCAATCTGTGACCACATACTTTGTGGCACAGGCATAGTGTTGCACCTGTGTATGACTTTGTAGATGATTTAGACTGTTTTGTTTATAACGATTAGATAACGTTAATATCTTCGAGGTCATCGATATGGTCGTCGATGGTGCGCTCGGCATACTCTGTATTAAGCCCCATAGACTTTCCCTTCGAAAATGAAGCTGCCGTCGGACTGGACAGGTATCGTAACAATCTGCACTTTACGATCTTTAACGTATGCCACCGCAAATCCTGTCTGCCAATTAGCATAACCCCTTGTGTAGGCCATGCCGCTTGAACTTAACGATACCATACAACCGACTTCTACTCCCCATACAGTACGCCCAAATTGCCCTTTAGATGCCTCTGTAAAGGCCGTTTGGCCTAATCTATGGGTATGCCCACAGACTACGCTCTTACCATGCCTCCTAGCCCCATTTAAGGCCGTTTGTCCAGGTATTTGAGATATCGGGAAAGTGTCGCCATGAACCGCTATCCAGCCTGGCGCCCAGTCAATGCCTTGTGGTGCAAATTTTATGCCTAATTTATCGTAACCCATAAACCGCTCATACTGCATTTCTGGCAGATTTAAGAAGCTAGGCAAACGTTTTTTTATTGATCGATAAAGTCTTATGCCGTGATTACTACCGACTACATCAGTAACGCCTAAGTAAGTTAATACTTCTTGTGTTAGTTGTCGATCTTCATGGATGTTGCCTACCATCTCATCAATCGTGTTTGCATTAAAACCGCCAAGCTGTGGCAAATCAATTTCATCACCAATACATATTGTGCGATGTGGTTTCCATCTAGCCAAAAAACGACCCACTGATTTAACTATTGCATCATTATAAAATGGTACTTGGAGGTCACTCACAAACGCTATGCGCTTAATCGTCATCCTCATCGAAATCGTCAAGTGGATTCTTAATAGGATCTTTTGTATCTACGATCCAGTCTGGATAACTTGACCTATCCATCGCAAAGGCTAAAGCTGTGCCCTCATCCATTCCAGATTTACGGCACGCCATATAAACCTCATTAGCTGCTATTGCCCAGAAATCCAGTTTAGTAAGTACAGGCTCTTTAGTAGTCCTACGCTTACGTACTGGCTTCTTTTTTGGTTTGCGTTTAGTTGCCATATTAAAATTATGACTTACTGATTAACATAAAGAGATCATCGACACGCTTCTCTAGCCGTGTTAATTGATCCTTCATACTAGAGCCACCATTTGGGCGCAACTCATTAAGCCAGCCTTTAACTAAGAAACGTAGCCCGACTAGCCCGCCTGATAGCACGGCCATAACGCCAGCGCCAAAGCCAGCCCATTCGGTAGGACTCATTTTTCATTAGCACCGATGCCATAGGCAATATCGGATTTATCTAAAGCCCTAGCTGCTGGCCCTGCGAGTGCTGCAATTACTACAGACAGCGCTGGGTCTAAACCTAATTCATTACTTGCTAAGAATGTTAAGAATGATACCAATACGCCACGTGCGTATGACTTTAGTATCGCCTTTTGCTTCTTGCTTATCTTCATTCTGTCTCCTGATCTGGTAGGTCGATTTCTTCAACGATATTGTTATTTGGCTTTGATGGGTCATAGCCGCCGATGCCGTAGGTAATAGTTTTCATTAGACCGCCCTCAAATAAGTTAATGGGGTTGAGCCAAGGTTTAATAATGTGCCAGCCGTTGTAAATGCTGATGTAATGTTTTCTTCTCGCCAGCCAGTTACAAAACTTGATGTAGGTAATGATGTTTTATATGGCATTAGTGGGTTGTAAGCACCCTGTGAAGCAGTATTTCCAATAAATGTGTTTGTTGCCGCCGCTGCTTGTGTATTCATTGTTATCCAATAAAAACCTGATGTTAATGTTTGATCTATTGTTATTTGATAATTTGTGCTTGAAGCGGTGCAAGATACTGTTCCAGCGTCAAGAATTAAAGTGCTTGGTTTTCCTGTTGCTGTGTCGTTTGCATAAATACCCATTCTTACTGTTGCAGTTCCAGAAAAAACGGAAGCTGTAGTAACTGCAATTCTGTCAAAAGTTGTTGTAGCAGGTACATAAATTGCAATGTAATTAGTTCTGCTCAAAGTGGCATTCACATTTGAATAAGACTGAAAAGGTGTTGTTATGTAATAACCAGAAGGTATTGGTAATGAAATTGTTCCTGCTGGTCCAGTTGCTCCCGTAGCACCTGTTGGCCCTGTAGCACCCGTGGCACCAGTAGCACCTGCTGGACCCTGCACACCTACGTCTGAAATAGTGACTGTGTTATTGACAGGCGTAACTGTTACAGAATTTACAACCTCAGTGACCGTTAAGGTGTTATCACTCATCGAGTTACCTCAGCTGATACAACTGCAGATCCTTCAATTAAGCGTGTAACAACGCCTGCACTTGATGTAATCTCTAAGTCATATACGTAGATATCTGGAACTAAATCTCTGGACTGTGTGGCTGTAATAGTTATATTTAATAACCCTGTTGCACCTGTAATTACAATGCCAGATGAGGATGTCAAAGATAAATCAGCGGTTGCTGACCCTACTGTTTTTCTCAACTGCATAGCAGCTGTGTAGTTAGTGAGGTTAATTGGCGCTCCAGCACTGTCTTTATAGCTTAAAGCTAAAGTGTAAGTTGCGCCTTGATCTATTTGTATATTATATGAATCAGCCAATTTTTCCCCCTAGTAGTGGTATATCAAACGCCTTGCCGTCTTTGTCGCCTAACTTTGTAAAGCTAATATGTATGTGTCGCTTGTGTGGATTTACTCCACGATACTTGCGCCATTTCCAGTTTAATATCTTGCTAGCGATGTGTCCGTTATGGATGACGTAAGATAAACGCTTATCGGTTTTGCCAGCGACTCTGATTTGGTCAGCCACATAAGCACTGATCCCTTCGGGTGAACCCAAGCGAGAATCAATATCAACTGCTCTGACCCACCCAAATTCGTCTGGAGAATGATCCGACTTTCTGGCGGCGTGACGGCTATCGCCCACCCACCCATCACTGGCAGTACGCCTATCTGGAAACCACGTATCAATTTGATCTCTTAACTGCACGCCAGCTGCACATAGTTTAGGTTTCATCGGCACAATTCCTCAAGATTATGCTGTGAGGGTATTGAATTCCTCTTGGGTTAAACCCAAGCGTTCAAGTAATACTGCCTTAGCCTGAGTTTTCGCTTGGGCTTCGGCTTTTCTTGCTTCGCCTTTTTCAATATCTAATTGATGTTGTGCAAGTTCTGCATCTGTTAATTCTCTATCAATAACAGTTCCATCAAGTTCTACAATTCTAATCATTGGTTTAGACATTATTTCACCCCATAAATTTCATAAGTTCCAGTCGAATAAGTTGTAGATGGTACAAAAGTTACGCTAGTAATTGCAGCAGTATTTCTCCATTGTCCATACCCGCTTTGAGCAACATCAAAAGTATTTGCATTTCCACGCCCAGCAACATTAAAAACACAATTTTTATAAGTAGTAGAGTTTGCTGGGTCATAAACAGTAAATACGGAGAAATTATCAGCCGCTGTTGCTTCTAATCCGTCCACATAAAATTCAGTGCCATTAGTTTGTGCCGAAGTTGCTAATGCTGTTGCTGAAGTCATATATTGAAAAACATTTGTGTAATTGGTGCCACCATCGCCATTTAGTCTTATTGCAGGAAACCAGTCTGCGGTAGTAGTAACATCTTTCATATAAACAACTAATTCCTTATAGCCTGTAGTTGTTACACTTACAACTACTGAAGTGCCACTCAAACTGCCACTTGCTAGAGAAGTAAAGCCACCGCCACCAGCAGGAGTTGCCCACTCAGGGGCAGTTGCTCCTGAATTAACTTGCAGCACTTGACCAGCTGTGCCAATACCTAATCTGGCTGGTGTCGATCCGCTTGATGAATAAATTGTGTCGCCAGTAGTTGTCATTGGGTTAGTCATACCTGTTGTATCTAGGTTTGCCCAAGCACTGCCAGTATAATAAGTGGTTACGTTTGTATCTTTAAGATATGCAAAATTTCCCTCTTGCGGTGATGTTACAGCTGCATCTCTAGCAGTGGCACTGGCAAAGACCCAGACACCTTGCATTAAGTAGCCATCGACATCGGCGGCGGTCAATACCTCGCCTGTCGCAAAGTCCTTAAATCCTAATCCTGCTGCCATTTTTACTCCTTAGTAACTAAGCACATTATAGTCTAAAGTGCCGTAGATATTGTTATTTAAAATTAGAGCGTCTATTACAGGTTCTAAGGTCGTAAAGACCACTCTAAAGCTGTTGGGTGTAATGACGTTTTGCACGCCAAATATCTGCAAGGTCTTATCTAGGGTAGATCCACCTGGCTGGGTAGTAACCACCCTGATCGGATCAAAGAAGTCAAGCTCTAGGGCTGCAATTATGCCTGCGTTGTAATTGTTTGTGTATAGGTCTAGCTCGATGGAATCGCATCGCACGCTAGTCTCGGCACGGCTGGCTGTATAAGCCTGGGCGTAATCTAGGGCTACGGCATCGGTCTGCATTAGCAGGTCTTGGATCTGGTAACTATGGATAAAATATTTATCGATTGAGGGCTGGTTAATAGCAGTCTGTGGCGTGCCACCTGTCCTAGTAACAGTAGATGAATTAAAAATTAGGGTGTCATCTAGTTTCCAGTTGGCGTTAGCGTATGGAATGCCTGTGCCATTATCGTTGAAGGTAGTTACTGTGCCACCTATTGAGCCAGCGGTTACAGCTCTATCTTGAAATACAAACTCCCCATTAGCATCGACATAGAATGCGCCATACTCTGACTGGGCTACAATCTGCAAAGCGCCAAGTGATGTGCGTAGTGTGCCTGGATCATTTTGCAAAGTAGTTAAACCTGCATCAATATCACGCATAGTTGCTGGCCAGTCGATCTGATCTAATATCTGATTTACACGTGTGCCTGATAAGTCACCAGCGGTAGCACCTGCCACAGTAGTTATCTGAGCATTGTTGGCTAACCTAGATGCATCTACAGCTTGTATGGTTGTATAAGCCACCTCTGTAGCATCTTTAGGTTGGGTATTAACATAGCTTGTAATAAAGCCTGAAAATATAGGATAAGTAGTAGCGCCATAGGTTGCAGTGATCTGCACCTTTTTCATAGGTGTTAGGTCGGGAGCGTAAGGACTTAGTGGGTTGGTTGGGTTAAAATCGCCATTTTGATCTACAATGCGTAACGTTAATTGGCCTGTCTGAAATTGATCAAATAAAGGATTACGGCCTCTGGTAGTTTGTATAAAGTTAATTTGATTTGACACGTCAACAATAATGGCTGCTGAGTCTTCTAATATATTTACATCCAATAATCCAGTATCTAAAATCATCGCCTGAGCAAAGGCTGGCCCAGTGCTAAAATTTATGTAAGCGTTTACTATTGGTACTGTCACTGGAATGCAATCGATCCAGCAGGTACCAATGCTCCATTACCTAGTTTAGTAATGTTACCTAAAGCATCTTGGATATAACGTTCTAAATCTTGATTACTACTTAATACTGCGCCCGTGTTGACTGTAACGTCGATAATTGTGGTGCCTTGATTTGTAGTCGTTTGAGAAGATGGCATATTACCTGACTCTGCATATCTGCCAGTCTTGTTCAAGAATGCATCAGCCTCGGCTTGTTTTCTAGCAGAATCGGCAGCTAAAGATGCGGCTGAACTAATATCTGATCCTGCTTTAATAAACTGGGCAGATAGGTTTTGGAAAATTGTATCGTACTTATTAGGCAAAGCATTTAAAGCATCGGCAGCATCTTTAGCGGACTGTGCCAATAGATCGGCAGCTGTCTTAGCATTTAACTCTGCAAGATACTTCTTAGCCAAAGCCTCATTATTGTCTAGTATGGCGATCTTTGCTTGGATACGTAACTTAGTCTCAGCATCGGTAGCCTCGCCTAGTGCCTTCATTAAGCCTATGCGCTCAACGTCAAACTTTTCTGACAGTTTGTCAACCTCAGTTTTTTTCTTTAATTGTTCGTTTTCTAACCTGCGATAGGTTGTGCCTGTTTTGATTTGTGCTAATTGCAACCTATTTTCTCTTGCATTAGCATTGTTAAGAGATGGTGATGCAGAGGCCCTAGCGTTAGCACCAAAATTACTTAATAAGCCTAATGCTCGTCGAGCAGCATCTCCACCTGGTTGCAAGCGTGCTAATACGTCACCTAACTTACCTTCATTATTAACTGCTATTAATTTATCTGATCTTCTAATCAACTCAGCTAAACCAGCAATAACGTTGCCAATAGCTGTGCCAAAATTTTCCATCTGCTCTGCTGCGTTTTGTATGCTGTCATCTTTACCTAGCATAGACAGCGCATCTACTAAACCTGTACCGATTGCCTTAGTTGCTTCGTCTGCACCTTTTTTTAATACATCCATTTTGCCAGCATAGGTATCTAACCTGGCGGCTGCTTGGCCGCTAAAGCGTTTGTCTAAAGCTTCCATAATTTTGTTCATATCGCCACTAGCAATTATGTTGGCATCTATACCTGTATTAAGGTTTTTAATTGCTTTCGTTTGACCTCTAATGCCACTAGCAATAGCAGATATAACAGTATTTAAATTTTCGCCTGTGCCAGCCGATATGTTTAAAGCAGATTCTAGTGATCGCTGAGCCAGATCAACTGAGCCAGTAAGGTTTAATAATGTTTGAAATGGCCCTCTTAGATCGACAAGTATGGCGTTAGTTTTTTCTAAACTCTTTATATAGCCTTCAACTTCGTCTACCCTAAAAGCGTTGCCAGTATTTTCAAGCTGTAATTGTAAACGTTTTGCTGCGGCCTGATCGTCAGTAAATGCTTTAATTGCTTTTTTACTAAAACCAACAATAGCTGCTGCGCTAAAGGTTACGCCAAATGCCCTACCTAAACTTTTTACTTCTTTGCTAAAAACGTTTACATCTTGCTTGGCTTTTTTAAGGGCTTTGCCATTCCAGGTGGCGAGTGCCGAGACTACTACGTTGGCCATTACACTGCCTTCTTTATCTCTGTTGCTTTGTTAAAATTAACAGCGGTTGCATTTATAGCGTTTAAGATTGCTTGGTATATCTTAGGACTGCGGTTAGCAAAGGCTTTGTATATGAGTCGACCCTTGGTTTTTGTGCCACCAGATCTAACTCCCTTTATCTTAGGTTGAGAAGTAACAGGCTCTAATGCGCTAACAAACTGATAGCCAGCAAAAGGATTATTAGAGCTGTAATCACGGGTAGATCGTTTCTTGCCTGATTTCTTGCCTTCGTATCCTTGTATGTTGCCTAACTCTTTTAAAGTTGTGCTCATAATAGGTGCTCTGCCTTGTGGGTTTTTTCTGCCTGCTGTTTCATAAATACGACCAGCAGCGCTAATGTTGTAAACATAATTTTCTACTTGGAAGCCATTTTTAAATAATCTATTTTTTCCCTCTTTGTAACCGATGCCACCACGTACATTGGCTTCGTCGTATTTGGGAAATGGGCGATAATCAACTTTAGATGATATAGGTTTCATCCAGCCTGATAAGACTTTGCTAGGCACGTCAGCCTTTGCCTTAGACTCGACCTGTATCATCTCTGGAGTTACTGCATCACGTATGCGCTTATACATATCTTCATCAATAAAAGACAAACCTTTTAGGACATCATTAACGCCTACGACTTCTGCTGGCATTTCGGATCTCCTTAGCTCTGTCGGTTAGGACTTGTATGATTGCGGCATACATTTCGCTATCCATATCAATAAACTCTTTAGGCGGTATCCCAGTCTCTACGCTCAGCTGTGCGATGCTGTAAAGGATTGAATCCCGCTGTGTTATTTTTTTTCTTCGTCTAATACCTCGACAGTATCTAAGCTGTCAATAAACTCATCAAACGATAGAGATACCTGAGCGCCAGCCCTGCGTAAACATTCCCAAGCTAACCAAAATATATCTGATTGCTTCTCATCTTCACGCAAGGCCTTGCTAATTCCCATACCTCGTTTTAACTCGAAAGCGTACTCGACACCTGGTGTTATCTTGTGCTCTGATACTTCACCATTAGCCCTTGTTATCTTTAGCTTTGCCATTATTACTCCTTAGTTAGAATGCCACCGATGATGACACTGTTATTGCGGAGTTTACAGTAAAGGACAGACTTGACGTGGCAATTTCTGAAACGCCGCCTTGACCTATTGGGGTTAGATTGTTGACCAAAATTGAGAATTGGTAAGTTGGGTTGGTGGCTGATACGGCAGTGCCCTTAACAGTAATCACTGATACTGCCAATGTTAGACCAAATGCGCCTCTAAGTGTGTCGTTAATTTGGTTTGCTGCCCAGTCGTTGATTACGTCTAATTGGAATGTGTTTGATTGTAGACCAGCAACAAATTTATGTGCTGTGTCACCCATAGCGGTTACTTCTAACTCATCTACGATTTGGTTAATTACAGCGTTCGTAACGAATGCGCTGATATCAACTGAAGGTGTAGTAGGTGCAGCAGCGGTAGCCAACTTAACACCTACGTTATTATTTAAATAGATTGCCATTGTTATTCCTCGTCTTTCTTAGTTTGTGCAGTTGGTTTTGGTGCGCTTGCTATTTGGCCTGTCTTTTTTAAGAAGGCTAAGTCTTCTTCATGTGTGCTCATTTTAACTCCAGCTCGTTAGGATTGATACAGTTATTTCTGATGTTAATAAATCT